ATTAGGTATAGCTATTCTGCGTATAATGGTACTACATTTGCCCTAGTTGAACTACATAAGCATATGCAAATAGCTGAATTGACTGATTATATTGTTGGTGTTGGAGATGACTCAACAACAGCTTTTAATGCACCTCTTCCTGCATGGCTAAAAGATACTGAAAAGCTTTATATAAATGGAGTATTGCAAACTAGAGGAGTTGATTATACATGTGGTAATTGTGCCCCCACTATCAATTGTAAGTCAATTAGACCTTCTAGTCATGGTATAGTAATATCCGGTTTATTATCCTCAAACACTCCTTCTGGTACGTACTATATATCTAGTATAACAATTTCTTCTTCTGACGCTGGTTATGCTAATACTTTGCCAAGCCAAGCTATATCAAAGAGTGTAATAGGTAATACAATGGATATTTACTTAACGCCTTCTAATCCTATAATAATAAAAGTACCTAGAAGTGCAGACTTGATGGGCATAAAGGTTAATGAGATATATTTAGCAACTAGTTATCATGACAGTTCAGTTAATAGTTCTAAGTACGATGAAGTTACAGTTGAAGTTTCAAATGATTTACAAACATGGCAAACGCTTTTAGAAAATGTAACCGGGTGTCCTGCATCGGTACCAATTGAATATTCGCCAGTTAATAAGGCTACCTCACAGTGGGCAAAGTACACATTAGAAGATGAAGTAGACTATCAGTATTGGCGTATAAGCATGCGAATGGCTGGTGGAAATTATGATGCACATAATAGATTCGGCTTTATGCTTGCTAACTCTGGTCAATCAATTATATTTACATCTGCTCCAGCACAAGATGCAGAAATAAAAATGGACTGTTCAATAAGTATACCATGGAAGGATGATAAACATGTTCTAGATTTATCCGCTACATTTGAATGGTAAAGGAGACATTATATGCCATTAGTATTTGATAAGGAAATAAATTTAACTGAATATTCTGGTAATCCCGAACCTAGCGTTGTTCAAGATTTAGCAATAGTGCATGAATCTAAAGATGGTGACATTACACAGTATTATCGTACTATTGATTCTTATCAAGGTGGAGATAAAGAGTCAAAAGCTATTGGAATTTATCATGAAAGAACTAATGAGCAAGAAGCTTACTATACTTATGTAGACTATGATGAATTAGAATGGACGACTAAAGGAGCCTCAAGAATAACAAGACAAAAAATTGATAGGCTCGGCGTCAAGGCCTTTCCTAATGAAGGTGCTATTGCTTTCTATAAATTAGCTTTTCGTAATCTTAGCAGAATAGTTGCTCCAGTAAATTATGTTACTAAAAAGCATGCAGCGCCAACAATCGAAGCTGAACTTAGAGGCAACCGTATACACATAATAATTACGCCTCCACCTAAGGATAGTACACAGACCGATTATGTAGTTTATCAGTGTTACAGAGTCTATCTGAAGTTGCTTGAAAACACTTTGTCATATGTAAGCTATGAGCCGGAATTCGATATACCGATGCCAGACACCACTGGTACGTATGAATGCTGGTGTGTTGGTTATATCAATGAAGGTGAAGCAACTAGCTATGATAGTAACATATTAGAATTACAAATACAAGGGTCGCGTAATGATTGGGCTGATTGGCCTAATACATATGAAAAGATTACATTGAATATGTACAATCATGCAGTACTCGAATTAGAACGTGTAGATAAATTTGTTAACTTTCATTTTTATACAACTGAGGGCGTTGGACCGTATCCTTATCCACTGAACCCAAATAATCCTATACCTGCTCAATATTGTCCAATGACTGATCAAGTATTTGCGATGGCAGAGTATGGTGTAGATGGTACACAAGTAGTTGTTGCTGGCGCTGGACTATTAAGAATACTGACAAGTGGTCTAGTTGTTATGTCTGTAGATAATTCAAATAATCAAGTTAGGGAGCTTACTGGTGTTTATTTAGCTTCAGATGTTGGCACGGCAATAACTGATGTAGAAGTTAAAGGTGCAAAGACAATTGAAATTACTGTTAATGATTTATTACAGAGTTCTATTAGTACTTATGACGTTATTGTAAATCAATCAAAGAAGACCTTACGTGTTTCTAACTGTACAGTAGTTGATGAAAATAAAGTTCGAGTAACACTTGCAGATGCTATATCAACAAGTATAATTGTACGAGTTAAAGCACATGCTTTTAGGAATCCTACTGATGATACTAAACCATTTAGTGTGGATGTTTCCGTAATATCATTATTAGACTATGCAGATACTGAAAGTGGAATGACTGTTGTATCATTTTCTAGTGATGATAGCAGTTCATCATTTAGTGTACCTTCTGGAACACAAGAGAATCCTTTTGAATGGAAGATAAATAATAATAAAGTTACTACTATTTATCTGAGTGGTAACTCTTATATGGGCTTTAATGCTAATTCAGAGAATCTTAAAGTTAATAGGCGTGATACATATATAAATAAGTATGCATATCAGTTAATTGAAGTTGGCAATAGTCAAGTACTAAAGATTAGATGGGAAGGATGGTCTCCATATAATTCAAGGTCAGACCCATATAAGTATATCTGGGAAGCATTTTTAGTTGATAATGGAGATATATTTTTACATCTTGCTTCTAAAGGAAATAGTACAAACTTCACTGGTACATTTACTCTATATGGTAAAGAGTACATATTTGATGATACAAATCATAAAAATGTTATATTTACAAGAACAGGCACTTTAGGCACATCAGCCGATGATTGGTCTGTTTCATATGATGATTACAAAATAGTACATACATAAAGGAAGGAGGTATTGTATGCAATATTCAAATTGGAAGGAATGGTTATTTGACACTATTATTAGGGCTGTAAAAACTATGGTAGAGTCAGCTGTAGCCGTTATAATTACAGCATCTGTAATATGGGATGTTGATTGGAGACTTGTTTTAGGTACAGCATTGTTATCTTTCGTAGTTACATTCCTAATGAATGTTAAGAATTTGCCAAATCCGTTCGAACCAAAGAACGGAACAAATGTTACAGTATCTACAGGAGAATGTGTAGATACTACAATTGGCGAAGCAAAGGTTCAATTACCAAATCAGCCTGCTAAGATTAAGAAAGGAGAATAAGTATGGGAAAAATTGAAACTGCCTTACAATGGCAATTAGACATTGCAGCCGATGATGGTCATGGATATGATCAAAATAATCGCTGGGGTGAACGAGGAGATTATGACTGTTCAAGTATGAACATACAAGCTTGGGAGAATGCTGGAGTGCCAGTAAAAACTGCTGGTGCAACTTATACAGGCAACATGCGTAGTATATACTTAGCACAGGGCTTTGCAGATGTAACAAATTCTGTTAACCTTGCTACTGGTGCAGGATTACGTCCTGGAGATGTATGCCTTAATCATGCTCATCATGTTGCTACATATGCTGGTAATGGCAAGCTTGTACATGCTTCGATTAACGAACTTGGAAGAGCTGTAGGTGGCCAACCTGGTGATCAAACAGGAAGAGAAATATGCGTAAGAAGCTACTACAATTATCCATGGAATTGTGTACTTAGATATGTCGGAGATAATAGTGCTGTAATTCAGGTAAATCCTATTATACCTAGTGCGCATTCTGATAATGTTAAAAGAGGTCAGCAAGAATCTATTAACTTTACTGGACATCAGATACTCGTTGATGGCGATTATGGCCCTGAGTCAAAAAAGAATAAAATTAGAGTATTACAGGTTGCTCTTAATAAAGACTATTGTGGTCCTAATGCTTATGTTAAAAGATGCTATGATGTACCATTAGTTATTGATGGTGAATGGGGACCAAAGACGGATGGTGCTGTAGATGGCCATTATATAGAACTTGGCGAATGTCAGTTTATGGTTACTGCAATGGAAATTTGTGCATATATGGGTGGTAATGATCCAAGAGGCGTTGAATACCCGGGTATTTATGGACAAGGCTTAAAAGCTGCACTTAATAATGAACGTGTTGATGCAAATTATTTCCGTTGGGTATTTGCTGTAGTATAACACTTAGAAAGGAGGGAAAGCAATGCAAGAGGTTATTGACTTAGTATCTACACTTGGCTTTCCAGTTGTTGTTGCCATAGCTTTAGCATACTTTATATATCAAGCATTTTTGAAAATAACAGATTCCAATAAAGAGCGTGAAGCTAAACTTTATAGCATGATAGTTGAAAATCAAGTACAGATGAAAAAAGCAATTGAAATGAATGCCTCCTTTGTAGATATACTACAGGACTTTAGAGCAGACGTTACTAAGATGCAAACTGATATTGAAAAGATACACGAGGATATATCAGATATTAAGTATGATATTGATAGACAAGTTGATCAACCACATAATGATAGTTAATTAGGAGGTGCATATGCTAAAGGTTACAAATAATCAAATATACTTAACAAGAGGCGATACTGCAGACATTGAGATTGATATAACTAATGAAGATGGTATTGCATATGATAGTAGTCATGATAGTATATTTTTTAGACTAAAAAGTCAAGCAGCATCGACTTATATATTATTAGAAAAGCAGCTAAGTGTTACTGAAGATACTGTAATATTACAATTGTCTGAAGAAGACACATGCAACTTACCTATCATTAAAGCAAGGTATGAAATTGAAGTTGTTACATCAAATAATGCACATTATACTGTTATAGAAAATGAATTATTTGAAATTGGACCAGAGTTGGAGAATCATAATGGATAAATTAAAAGCTACAATTACTCCAAAAAATAGCTTAAAAGCAACTATTATACCACGTAAAGTACTGCGCGCTAGAATAACTATTGCAAAGCATACTTCAGCACCTGTATACTCTGGTCCATATGAAGCAATACCTAGTACAGTTGATCAAATACTAAATACATCTAATAAGCTGCTAGTAGATAATATAAATGTTAAAAGTATTCCATATAGTGAGGTAACAAACCCACAAGGTGGAAAAACAGTAACGATTGGAGGTTAATTATGGCAGTCAGTAAAGTAATTTATGGAGGGCAGACACTTATTGATATTACAGCGGATACTGTTACCGCAAGTAATCTACTAAGTGGCGAGACAGCCCACAAAGCAGATGGTACGCAAGTTACAGGCGAATGTACTTTTGATGCGGATACATCAGATGGTACAGCCCTTGCTAGTGAAATTCTAAATACCAAGAAAGCTTATGTAAATGGCTCTGCAGTCGTAGGAACTATGCCGAACAATGGTGCAGTATCAGGTACGATTTCAACAAAGGATGGTGCTTATACAATTCCAAGAGGTTACCACGATGGAACAGGTACAGCACAAATATCAAGTGCAGAGCAAGCTAAGATTATAGCAGGTAACATTAAAGACGGAGTTGAAATTTTAGGCGTAACTGGTGACTATACTGGTGAGGGTGGTACGTATGAACAAATCAATGTAACACCTTATACAACTTCTCAGACAATTACGCCTAGTGCTGGTTATGATGCTATTTCGCAAGTTAATGTAGCAGCGATTGCATATTCTGAAACACCAGCAGCCGTTGGTGGTGGAACAGTTGTAACAATAGGCACCGTGGCGCCGGCATAAGGAGTTTATTATGGGAGTTTCTAAAGTAGTATATGGCAATCAAACATTGATAGACTTATCACAAGATACTGTTGAGGCAAATAAAATCAGGTATGGCTATACTGCGCATAAAGCTGATGGTACTCAAATAGTAGGTTCGTATGTGCCGCCGGTGTATGACATATTTTTTACGCCAGAAGGCCTTGACCCTGTTAATAAGACATGGACAGATGCTATGCAAGGTATAACATTAAATCTAAACGATGCGTGTTCTATACAAGATGGTCATTTAGTAATAAATGGAAAAGCTAGATTACAAATACCTGTGACGCAAAGTTCATACTTAGCAATGGTAAGAGCTTCTATACCAACATCATTTACACCGCCTTCGACGTGGAGATGGTATAACTGTGCTTGTATTGTAGGTAATGAGACATCAGGAACTGTACAAGATGGAGGCCTTATATTAAATGGCAGTGGATATTTAGCAATTGGTAATGGCAATACAACTATATCTTGTGATAATGATGTTGAAGGACGTTCTAATACAGAAGTACCATATATGTTTATAGCCGACCATCAAGGCAATAGATCAAATTATGCCGGCTTCATTAGAGGCAATTTGACAGAGGTAGAAACTTCTGCATTAAGAAGTGGAGGATTTTCAAATAAGCTAGGCGTATTCTGGAATACGTCTAGTGAGGACTCTCACATAACACAGGGTACAATATCAGAAATTGGTATTAAGTACTTACCGCTCGATTGGGCGATAACGTAATAAAGATTCAAGGAGGTAAATTTTAATGAGACGAGGAACAACAACACAGCACATAATTACACCAGGTATAGACCTTACAAGTGCAAAAGTATTTCTTACTTATGTACAAGGTAATACTACAGTGCTAGAACGTACAAATGATGATGTAGGCTTAACAATTACTGCTGATACTATTACAAACACAATTACACAGGCAGAGTCATTTGAGTTCACTACTAATCAAGCTGTAAAGGTTCAGCTGCGCTGGGTTACAGCAGACGGAACAGCAGGAGCAAGTAATGTCTTTTCTGTTAGTGTAGATGATGTGCTAAAGCAAGGTGAAATAAGTTATGGTACACAATATGCTATCTCAATAAGTGGTGATGATGACGTAACAGAGGGAGACACATTAACTCTTACAGCATCTACAACACCTTCTGGTGAAACGGTTGATTGGGCATCTAGTGATAACACTGTTGCAACTGTTGAAGATGGTGTAGTGACTGCATTAGCTGCGGGCTCCGTAACTATAACAGCTTCACTTCATGATCATTCATCAATTACGGCTACAAAGACTATTACAGTAAATGCAGCTGAGTAAGGAGGCTATTATGACATTTGAAGAAGTTATTATATCAGTAACAAATTTTACTGAGACTGAAAATGTTATCAATATGACTTTTACTGAGTCATAATGATATAGACATATGTGTCGATTATTTATTGCGATTTCATATGTCCTCCCATTTTGCCATATGGTGCATGTTGCATGGTTGTATTACCGTGTGATGTGCACCAATTTTAATTACTATCAAACGGATCAGACGTTCGTTTCCGTGTATATAGAATATATGTTGCTAGCACCGCCGGCGATTACTCCTATGGGAAAGGCACCGCTTCGGCCTACGCACCTTTCATTATGGAGGCGCCGCGTTGCAGTGTAACCGTGCACAACAATACAGAAACATCTACACACAGGTAAAAGAAGGTAAAATTCCTATATATTATAATAATGTAATATATAGAAGCCTACAATATAGGGCGCTACGCCGCGGCAAGATCTACAAACCTATTACGACTGTGTAGATAGCACCGCCGTCCTTCTTATTGATTTATTATATACATTATATTATATATTTATCTTAATATATTTTGAGCCAATTTCAAATAAGAGTAAGCATCTATAAAATCTTAACAGATCATGTATGGATTTATTTTCTTACTTTCTTACTTTCTTAACTTTTGACTTTTTTACTTTTGCTCAGTGACGCCGAGATATACCATATAAAATTTTAACAAATATAGGCACAACAAATATATCGTTAAAAAGTTGAAAAGTCAAAAGTTGAGAAAGTAAGAAAATATAGCTGAATATACATATCATAAAGAAATAGAGTAAGAAAGCCAACACCTGTAGATAATCAGGGGTAAAGCGTATAATCTATAGGCTTTGAAAAATACCCGTGAAGAAAGGGTATTTACAAATTAAGAAAAATAGTGTAAAATTATATTATCAGTTGACTACAACTGATAGAAAAATTTACAAATTTAAGGAGGACACAGAAATGGCAGTACAGAAAAAGTTAAGAGTACCCGTAACAGTTCCAGAAGGTTTTTCAGCCGGTGATACTTTTATGATTGAGGTTGATATTCCAAAGGGACAGGGCAGAGCCCGCAACACAAAGCCTATCGAAGAGATGACTAAAGAGGAGCTTAAGCGTGAGATTACAAATGCTAACAGCGTACTCTATAAGGCAACTAAGAGAGGCGCTGATCAGGAAATCATTGATCGTAATCAGGCACGTCTTGATGCAGCAAAGGCACTTATGGCTGAGAAGTTTCCACCTGAAGTACGTGAGCGTAAGTCAGCTGACGGTAGCACTGTTAAGATCGTTGAGGCATCAGCTCGTGTACTTACACAGGATGAGATTGACCATCCTGAAAAGTATGTTGAAGAAACAAATGACGGAGCAGACACTAATGACGAAGTTGCTGCAGAGCTTTAATCAAGGCAGTCATAGTTTTTCTAATACTTAATTTTTCTTTACACAGTGTGTTAAAGCACACAATGTGCCAGTCGCGTGGTCAAATATGCGGCTGGCAATTCTTAGGATATAAATCTTAAAACAGGGGGCAAGTTTTTAAGAATGCAGAATAAAATCAGATTTAGCAAATTATATATCGAAGTGTTATGTGACCGTGTTGATATAAATACACAACAGCAAGTTGCAAAATTTTATCCTGTAACTAGTAATCGCATAAATACAAAGTTTCATCTATCTCCACGCTTTATTCCTGAAGTGCTAAAGGAATTCAGAAATATTGATGAAAGTAAGATTGTAGATATTCCAGAACAAATTCAACAACTATATTATCAAGAAATACGTGGGCGCAACGGCATATCAGATTTGCTGTTAAATGGTCCAAAGTATGACCCATTTATAAATGAAAATTTAACGCTAGATGCTCACCAAGAACTTGGTCGTGAGATAGCCGAATACAGAGATAGATTTGCTTTTTTCTATGATACACGGACAGGTAAAACTCCTATGAGTTTATCTATAATAAATGATGACATAACAAAGCATCCAGATCATAAGTGGCTAATAATATGTCCACTGATTTTAATAGATAATGCTTGGCTTGAAGATGCTAAGAAGTTCTTTCCTAATATGAACATTATAAGCACTCACGCATCTACAAAGAATGCTAGGCTTAAAAAGATACATAGTGATGCGTCAGTATATGTTACAAATACAGAGTCCTTTCATACTTACATTGATGAATTCAAGAGTAAGAACTTTTATGGGTGCTTTGTTGATGAGTCATCAAGCATGAAAAGTCCAAAGACAAAGACTAGTAAGAGTATAGTAGATTATGCTCAAACTGTTAGTAGGTTTTACTTATTGTCTGGTACACCAGCTCCAAATGGTGAGTGGGAATATTATATGCAACTTAAAGCTATAGATTATTATGGTGTACAGCAAAGCTACACAAGATTTAAGGAAAGATACTTTACTAATGTATCTTACAATCCTCAGTATGAAAAGCTTGCTATACGACCAGATAGAAAAGATGAGCTTACAAGCTTAATAAAAAATTATGCGGTGTATGTTGATAAAGAAGATGTACTTGATACACCTGGCCGAACATTCTATGAAGTTGAGTTACAGATGCCAAAAGAGCTTAAAAAGCACTATACAAAAATGAAGAATGAATTGTATATTGAATTAGCTGAAAACGATGATGATATAATTGCTCCTTCAACGGCTGCAAAATTAAATAAGCTAAATCAAATATCTTCAGGTTTTATAATAGACACACAGGCTATTAAAGAAAATGAATTTTATGATGAACAAAAGCCTACTTGGTATTTGCTTGACACATACAGATTTGATTATTTAGAAAAGATGCTAAATGATATAGGCGATGAGCAAGTTCTTATATGGTGCAATTATCATATAGAATTTGATGAAATTAAAAAGAGGCTAGGAAATAAATGTCGTTGTATATACGGCAAAACATCATTAAATGAAAAGAATGAAGCTATAAAGCTTTTTAAGAGTGGTGCAATACAATACTTAATTGCAAACCCACAGTCAGCCGATAAAGGCTTAACGTTAACAAATGCGCATATAGCAATATACTTTAGTTTGAATTGGAGTTATGAATATTATAAGCAAAGTACTGAACGTATTTATGGAAGTAAAAGAAGTCAGCCAAAGCACTGCGACTATTATATACTAATTACAAAAGGTACTATAGACAGAGTTTTATACAGTGATGTTTTGCAGGGTAAGCAAGATGCAAGTCATGCTATACTAGATCACTTGAAAGGAGGTGCAGATGTTAGTCAAGACTATTAGTGTTAGAAACCCAAAGAATGTTGTATTGCAGGTTCCGGGCTTTGTTTCATCCTTATGGGACCTCAAAGTTGGCAGTAAATTAAGTATGGAGTATGATAATGAAAAAGACGTTGTTACCATCAGACCGTATGTACAAGGACGAGGGAGTGCTTCAGAAAAAGTGCATACAATGGCTTGAGGCACAGCGACGCGATGGCGTTAAAGTGCTGAGAATATGTGATAGATATGCCAAGGGTTATTCAGACCTATTTATTTGTGTTAATGGTATATTTGTTGTTGCAGAATTGAAAGATGATGAGGGTAAGCCAACTCCACATCAGCTTAACTTCATTAAAGAAATGCAGCGATGCGGTGCTATTGGAGGCGTGTGCAGAAGTGTTAAAGACGTACAAGATCTTGTAGATAAAGCAAAGGAGAGGTTATGACTAATAAAGTTACAAAAACAGCAAAAGCAAATATGAATATGCACAATAAATCTACTCAGGAACACTTTACTACTAAGAAAAGCAAGTCATTGCAAAACAACTTCAAAGAGTGCTTTGACAAAGCCATTTATGAAGTAAATAAAAATAGGAGGTGAAGTATGGCAGATACACATAATGATGCTAAGCTAGAAAGGCTAATAGAATATACAGAGGACTTCGCAAAAGAGCAAGAAAGACTGTCTAGGCAAGCATATGAAGATGGCCGAATTGACGAGTCAAAGAAGTATTGCTTACACGCGAAATATCATTTTTACATTGTTAAAAGACTAAAGGAGTTAAAGGATAGGAGAGATGATGAACTTAAAAAAATTTATGAATAAAACAAATGTTATTGTTTGTGCATTACTTATTATGCTTATTAGCTTATTAGTATATGAACAAGTAGCACCTAAACAAGTAAAGGTTGATAATACAAGATTAACCGCGCCAATCACAATTGAATCAAATAAAGTTACTGAAGTACAAGAGGAAGTTCCAACTGAAACTGTTGAGTACTATCCAAGTGAAACTGAAGAGCTAATACACGGTGAGTTTACTCTTGAAGAGATGCAATTATGGTATGCAATGACTGCTGCAGAAAGTTATGGTATGTGCAATAAGGCACAGCGCCTAACAGCAATAGTGCCCTACAATAGAAAGTTAAGTTCTAACTTTCCTGATACTTTAGAAGGTGTAATATATCAGAAAAAGCCAACATTACAATATGCTTGTACTGTTAATGGTATGCTTCAAAAGTATAAAGATATTTATAATGGAGAAGCAGATTACTTAAGTGATAAGGAATTTGATGAGCTTGAGCGTGTTGCAGAAAATGTTAATTATGTTGCTGTAAACAAAGATGAGTATCCTCGTAAGTTAGTTTATCAAGCAATGTTTGCACAGGGTATACCATATGATGAAATTGAGGGCGAGTATTTTGGTTTAGAACCGTAGGTGATAATTATGGCAGTTAACGATAAGCACTTAGATATAATTGATAATAGCATTGCTTCAAATAAAGCTAAAAGCAGTGGTAATGTTGTATACTATTTGTCTAATCATGATCCGATGGAATTTGATAGAGTTTTGACGCATGAAGAAGAGAGGGAGCTATGTCTTAAGTATAACAGCATAATTAAAGATATGAAGCTACGTGATAGTATTTAGGAGATGATAAGTTGGAAGGTAGAGATACACTTATAGAGCGCAATATAGGCCTTGTATATACACAACTAAATAGGTTTAATCTTAGGCAAGATCCTGACGCAGAAAGTATCGCTTTTGAAGCATTACTTAAGGCATCTGAAAATTTTGATGAGAGCACTGGTAATAAATTTTCTACATTGGCTGTAGTGTATATATACAATGCATTGTGTGGGTATTTACGAACGTTAAATAAAGTGCGCAAACTTGATACTGTAAGCTTAAATGCTGAAGTAGAAATAAATGGTACAATGCACGAGTATCAAGAGGTTATAGCAGATAGCACATTTGTAGATGAAGATTACATCAAAAAAGAGAAGTGCTTAATACTATCTGATTGTTTTAACAAGGTTTATAACAAACTCAAAAGTGATAAACAAAAGCGCATAATAGAACATTGGAAAGGAGGTGACTTTGAAGATGCACATAAAGACATAGCAGATAGCTGTGGCGTATCTCAATCATACGTCACACAAACAATTACGATATTTAAGACGGATGTTAAAAGACTAATGGAGGTAACATATGGAGACAGCTGATATTGTATTAGCAATTGCTAATACCGGTAGCCGAAATGATAAACTAGCAATACTTAAGCGAAATGCTGACAATGCTGAATTCAAAGAAGTTATGCAGTTTATTTATAATCCTTACTGCAAAACAGGAATATCATCGGCTAAATTAAATAAGGCATTAAGTATGGGCGTTAGTGCAGGACATTGCACTTATCACAGTGCTATAGAATATTTCAAAACGCACCAAACTGGAACAGATGCTGATTTATACTTTGCTGCACAGTTTGTTAAGCAGTACGAAGAAGATACTGCGGAGCGCTGGGTTGCAGAAGCAATAGTAACACAGAACTTAAAAATAGGCGTGACATCAACATCACTTAATGCAGCTTATGGTATGGACTTTATACCTAAGGTTGGATGCATGCTTGGTACACTTTATGGTGACGTTGCAAACAGAGTTACATGGCCTTGCATCGTAACAGAGAAGTTAGATGGTATACGCCGCGTAGCAATTAAAGAAAATGGTAAGGTTAGATTGTTTAGTAGATCCGGACATGAAGATACTGGTGCAATTGAAATCATAAAAGAAATTGAAGAATTCTTACCAGATAACTTTGTGTATGATGGCGAGCTACTAGCTGCAGGATCTTACTCTGATAATATTGCTATACGTCAAGCTACTAGTTCAATTGCAAACAGTGGTGGTATTAAAAAGAACTTAATATTAAATGTTTTTGATATGGTGCCACTAACACAATTCTATACTGGAATGTCTAATGAGAGTGCATTAGAACGTAAGCTACACTTGGCCGCGACGCTTGATGACCAAAATAGTGTTGCAATGCTAGATCCAGATAATTGGCAAGCACGTGTTGTATCACAAAGATGTAGTGAGAATGTTGCTATAGACTTGCCACACGTAAAGGCAGTGCCAGTCTTAGGTTATGTACATAGATTTGATGAAGTACAGCCAATAGTTGAAAAGATTTGGGCTAGGCATGGTGAAGGTGTTATGCTTAACATTGCATCAGGTACTTATGAGATTAAGCGTTCAAAGAAGCTGCTTAAAGTTAAGTACGTTGAAGAGAAGGTTTTACCTGTTGTAGATTTTATTGAAGGCACAGGTAAGTATGAAGGAGCCCTTGGTGCAATTGTCGTTGATTATAAAGGCTCTAAGGTAGGTGTTGGGTCTGGCTTTACAGACGCACAGAGATATGAAGTATGGGATAATCAAGAGTACTACAGAGGCTTGTATGCAGAGATAGACACATTTGGAGAGTCTCAAAATCAAGCAGGCTTTATCTCTTTGAATTGTCCAATATTCAAAAGATTTAAGGAGGTATAAATGAAGCCAATGTTACATACAATAGCTATTGATGGTGCTTGCTATCATAACGGCAAACCAGATAGTTATGCTGTTGGAGCTTGCTTTGTAATGGGTCAAACACCTGCTGAAAGTGTTAACCTTATGCATCTAATAGCAGCTGAACACGGCGGCACAAATCAAAGAGCTGAAATATTAGGTTTGATATGTGCTTTGACATATATTTCAAGAGCACAAACAAGACACACAGATTTTACAATTATTACTGATTCTGAATATATCCTAAATGCTATGCGTAATGGATGGTCACAAAGATGGGCCGCAACTGGCTGGTGTACAGCTACAGGTGATCCTGTAAAGAATAAGGACTTATGGGATGAAGTAAATAATTTGTTAAATGGAATAATGGCAGACATTGTTTATCTACACGTTAAAGGACATGTAATACCATTCGGTACTGTTACACGAAATAATCTTCTTAGTGCTGATCCAACTGGTGAACGCCTTTTAATTGAGATGACAGAAAAGTTTGATCGTGAAAAAGTTAAGCGTAAGAAAGCAATTGATGAAGCACAGAAGTGTTCAGTCCGTAATAACTTTGGAATGGAATTACCTGTAGATAGTATTAAATTATTTGTATGCCTAAATATGATGGCAGATGCTATAGCCTCAAGAGAGGTTGAAAAATATAAAGAGCAATTAGCATCTGACTTTGGTAACTCTTTTCCTACTTGATATTGGTCCGTGACATTCGGGGTTCCCTGAAAGTGCAATATATGGTATAATAATAAAGTAGGGAAATTTTATAAATTCAGTTTTCTACAAGGAGGTCAATTATGGAAGAAAACAAAAACACACAAGTAGCAGAGCAGGCAAACGCAGAGTTGTCTACAAACAACACACCTATGGGTTTTGAGGATGAAGATGCTGGTGATATGATTATCCCAAGAATTAAAGTAATTCAAACGCTAAGTCCTGAGCGCAAAGAGGGCGAGGCTAACGAAGGTGACATTATCAACAGCCTTACTAAAGACAAGTACAACGATAAGGTATTTGTTCCTGTATTCAAATTTAACAATAATATAGAGTGGAAGGATCGTTCAGAAGGTGGCGGCATCAAGTGTATAGCACGTGATGGTAGAACTGGTGAAGAGTCAGATGGTTCTAGAAAGATATGTGCGCAGTGCCGCAGATGCGAATTTGATAATAGTAAGCAGGGACGTGAAGCTGTACCTAAGTGTACAAAGTACATTAACTTCTTTGGTTTTATTAGTGGTGAGCCTATGCCTATCATATTATCATTTGCTAAGACTAATTTTGCTGAAGGCAAGAAGTTGTATAGCTTAGCAAAAGTTACAATGCAGAATATGTGGAATCATGGCTATAAGCTTAGCAATAAACTAATGGCTAAGAATGGTAATGAATGGCATATTATTACTGTACAGAGCGCTGGAGAAACTTCAGAAGAAGATAGAGCATTTGCAGCTAACTTATATCAGCAATATCGCAATACAATTCAGCAAGCAGCAATTGATATGGAGGATACTTCAGCTAGTGAGGCAGCTCCTACATCTAATGTTGATGCAACAGAATTTTAAGATAGTGTAATTAAGGAGGATAGCAAATGCGCTGGAGTGATTATTGCAATAAAATCCTCGCTGAAATTGATAATGAAGCTTTTTTCCTAAATGAGCTTCACGATGTACATAGACGTGGAAGTGAGGTAAAGGCAGAATGTCCATTCAAAGACTTGCATGAAAATCAAACAGATGTAAATCCATCACTTACAGTTAATCTTGCTAAAGGGGTATACTACTGCAATACCTGTCATTCTAAAGGCAATATACATACAATGTATATGAAGCTATACGGACTCTCAAGTGAGGAAGCATGGTTTCAAATGGGTGACGGGTTGCAGATACCCAGACCAGATAGTAGTAAACCTGCTAGGCCAGATATAGAACCCGGACTTGTATCACAGTATCATCAAGCACTAATGAAATTAACAGGGCCAATAAGAGACGTATTAACACAGCGTCGCGGCCTTACTGATGAAACATTAAGGCAGTTTCAATTAGGATGGGATGGTGAACGAATAACTATTCCAATATATGATGAATTTAATAGTCTAGTAAATTTTAGACGATACAAATGGAATTCAACAGAGGATAACTGGAAGGTTCTTAACTATGTAGATGAGCTAGGAAATACGTATGGCGAAGTTCGTATATTCGGCTTAGACAGAGTGGTAGACCCAAGCTTAGACTATGTAGTCTGGTCAGAAGGTGAAATGGATAGAATATGTAATGAGCAACACGGTTTCCCTACAGCCTGTGCAACATCTGGTGCAGGTACATTTAAGCCAGAATGGACGAAGTACTTTAGAAATAAAAAGCGCGTTTATATAGCTCAAGATAATGATGAAGCAGGAAGGTCTGCAACACAAAAATTATGTGAGAAACTATATAGAGTAGTAGATGTATATATAATTAAATGGCCAGAGAACTTTCCTAAGAAAGGTGACATAACAGACTTTTATGTACAGTGTAATATGACATCTGATGATTTTCAACAACTACTTGATAATGCTGAAAAGTATGTAGATGCTTCTATTGAGTCAAAAGTAGCGGATGAGTCAGAAGCTGTTGAAGTATTACTTGCAGAAAGTTCTGCTGCAAAGTACAAAGATAAAAGATTAAGAATACCTGTTATGGTAAGCGGTAAAGATGGTACACCATTTGTTTGTCCAAAAGTTATTAAAGGATATTGTGGGGACTCTGCAGATCCAGAGAACAAGAAATGTAGTAATTGTAACTTAGCTATAAATGCTGGCGAAATAGTTAAAACTATGGGTGCTACAGATAAGGACTTAATAAAGCTTATTAGATGTAATGATAATCAGCAACAAAAAGCTATAGTTGAACTATTAGGAATAAATCCACGATGCACTGAGTACAAAGTTGAAATACAAGAAAATATGAATCTTGAAGAGCTTAGACTAATACCAAAGGCAGATGCAAACTTTAGCTTTTCAAAAGAGCATGAATACGTTGTAAGAACTGGTTATTCAATAGGCAATAACTTAAAGACAAATAGAAGGTATACACTTGCTGGTTATATGTATCCAGATCCATACTCGCAGTATGCTACATATATCTTTGATAAAGCTTATCCAGAAAAAGACTTAATAAGCGACTTTGAAATGAATGATGAAACAAAAGAATTGTTAGAATTATTCAAATGCAAAGATGGACAAACTATTGAGGATAAATTTAACGAGATACACGAAGACTTAGAACGCAATGTAACTTTTGTATGGGAAAGACGAGATGTAGCTTTTGCCGTTGATCTTATATATCATACAGTACTGGCCTTTTATTTTCAAGAGCAGTATGTTAAAAGGGGCTGGGGTGAGCTACTTATTATAGGCGATTCAGGACAAGCGAAAACCACATTAGTTGAACGTATGATGCACCACTACGGATTAGGTGAAATGCACTCTGGAGAGTCATCAAGAAGAACTGGACTAGTATATAATCTCCAACAAAACAATAAAAGGTGGTTTTTAGTGTGGGGTGCCTTCCCATTAAATGATGGAGGACTAATAGCATTAGATGAGCTATCTGGACTTGATGTTAATGACTTAGCAGATATGTCTGATGTACGCTCAAGCGGTATGGCAAGATCTACTGGCGTTATTACAGCAGAAACATCTTGCAGAACGCGAGCAATATACATTTCTAATCCAAGAAATGGACGACAGCTAAACTCAGAGACTTATGGTGTAAATGCCGTACTTAAGCTATTTGGTAAAGCAGAAGATGTAAGAAGATTAGACTTAGCTATGAGTGTAGCATCTGGTGATGTAGACCCAAATCTTGTTAATAAGTCTTTGCTAGATGTTGAACCAATACAGCATAAGTATACATCAGAAGCATGCAATGCAAGGGTTTTATGGGCTTGGAGTCGTAAGGCAGATCAGGTTAAGTTTGAACGTGAAGCAACAGAATGTATACTTGAAAAGGCAACATGGATGGGCAGCAAGTATTCATCAAAGGTGCCTGTAGTTGAAGCTGCAGACCAAAGATTAAAAATTGCTAGACTTTCTATAGCTTGCGCAGCTTGTGTATTTTCAACAGATGATGGTACAAATATAATTGTTAAAAAGGAACACGTTGAATTCGTAGTAAACTTTATGGACAAGATATATAGTTCAAAAAGTTTTGGGTATGATAAGCTTAGTGAACAAGACAGAATATACTCTGACACATCAGAGACAAATATCGCTGGCTTAAGAATGATGTTCTTAGCATTGCCTCTACCAGATATGATAGAAATGGCAAAAACGTTATATCAGCTACCATACTTTAGTCGAGCAACATTAGAAGATTATACGGGCTTAGCACGTGATGATCTTAAAGTACTACTTAAGTTTATGACAACAAAGCATCTAGTAGATAAATTTCATGGTGACTATAGAAGGCTGCCATTAGGTACAGAGCTATTTGAAAATATGGAAGTATTTCCACCAGATGCTGAGGAAGTTAAAAGAGCAAAACAAACATTTTATGGAGGAGTCGAATTATGAGTGATGTATTACAACACCTTAAGACATGTAAGGTATTCTCTACTGTTAAGCAAGAGGATGATGAAGCGGGTTGGTTAGCAGCCCGCACAAGAGGTATTGGTGGTTCAGATATAGGGCCAATATGTGGTGTAAGTCCTTTTACATCTGCCCGCCAAATATACTTAAATAAAACTGGGCAATTTCCAGATAGTGTAAAGCCAGACAATGCTTCTAGTGAACGCATGCATTTTGGTCATATGCTTGAGCCTATCGTAGCCGATGAATATGAAAAGCGTGAGTTATGTGAAGGTGGCTCACACCCTGATTATCACTTAGAAGTCGTTGACGCTACGATGCAGAGCCTAGAAAATGAATGGGCATTAGCAAATGTGGATAGACTGATTGTAGATAGTAATGGAGTGCCACAGGGTATACTTGAATGTAAAACTACAAGTGAGTATATGAATGATGAATGGGAATCTGGTGATATACTTACAACGTACATATATCAGTTAAATTGGTATTTGTATGTTACTGGACTGCAGTGGGGCGCCTTTGCATGCCTAGTAGGAGGTAATAAGTTTTATACGTATGAGATGACCCGTAATGATGAGCTTATTCAAGATATTCTATTGCCAAGAGCTAAAGCCTTTTGGGAAGATAACGTTGTTAAGCTACAAGAGCCTGAAATGCAATCTACAGATACAGAATTTGCTAATGGTATATACAGTGAGGTTGTTAAAGCTTCTGAAATATCATTTACTGATGATGGCTTTAATGAATTAGCAAAGACTGTATTTGAGTGCAAGCAGCAGATTAAAGAACTTGAAAAAATAATGGCAGAAGCACAAAATCGTATTAAGGATAGAATGCAAGAGAATGAGATAGCTTATTGTGCAGACTATACAGTTAAGTGGTCACCAAGAGTACAGCGGCGCGTGGACTCATCATTACTTAAAGCTAATTATCCGGAAGTATATAAGGATTGCTTAAAGACAGTTGAGTATCGTGCAATGACCGTTAAATCAATGATTTCTTAGGAGGTATTATGAAGATAAAATTGATAAAGTTTGAGCATGAAGGCGTTAGCTTTAAGATGCCATTTAGAGCTCATGAAAATGATGCTGGTGCAGATGTATACTCGAGTGTAGATGTAATAATACCACCACATCAAACAGTTAAAATACCTCTTGGATTTGGGCTAGAATTACCAGATGGTTTACAAGCTAATATTTATCCAAGATCAGGTATGTCATCAAAGGGTATAGTAACTGAAATGCCACCAGTTGACAGTGGCTATAGAGGTGAAATACACGCAATAACTTCTAACTTAACTGATAAAGAATTTCATGTTGAAGTTGGAATGAGAATTGGACAATTGGTCATAACACCGATAATACTAGCAGATTTTATCGATTATGATATAAAGCAACGCGGCGACGCTGGCTTTAGTAGCACAGGAAACTTTTAATAGGAGGACAATGAAATGGAAGAAAACAGAGTAGCAGAAAAGGTAACAGTACATATGAGTGATGGAACAACAATTGAGTCAGATAGCTTTGTTGTTGTA